TTGTGAACTAATTCACTCAAGGGCTTTAGTTTAATCCTAACTTCTACAATCTGTTTTGTGAGGGCACACGTTGGTATAGAAAGACTGGGATTTCTATAAAAGTAGAATGGGATATCCATAAAGTATGGATATTCACCTGTGTACGACAGTAAATTACCATGCCCGTTTAAGAAATAGAGGGTTTGTTCTATGTCGTCATTTGTATTATGAAGTTGTTGATACATGTAAATGTATTCGCCTGTGATCTTTTCAATTGTTTGACCCCCTATAACAAGCTCAGCATAATCAATCATGTGACTTATGATGGATCGAGACCACACGTTTACAGTTGGATTCAGATCAGAGAGTGTAACCTTAAGGGTAAAGTTTTTAATAAGATCACCCTTGTCGTTCGGTATTCTACATGTGAGTAGATTATCGAAATCTATCTTTCCATTAAATTGACTTTCCACATAATCGAATGAAAATTTAGTATGTCTCTTGAAATTCATCAGGAAATATGAAAACTGTGGTGTACCAGTGAGCCATTGATCTTGGACTCCCTTACTAGCAAGTCTTAATCGACCAGCCATTCCTACTGTATATGAGTAAAATTTTGCTAAATAAAACGAGACACTATAATAGAATGAATCTTCAATTGAAGAAATTCAAACCCGAAAATATAGCAGATGATAGGGTTTGTGTTTTTATAGGCAAGCGTAATACAGGTAAATCAACTCTTGTTAAAGATATCATGTACCATAAGAAACATCTCCCAGCGGGGATAGTTCTTTCTGGAACAGAAGAGGGGAATCACTTTTATTCCGAGTTTATTCCCGATCTATGCGTATACGGTGACTACGACAGAGACGCGATGGAAAGGGTGATGACTAGACAGAGAAAACTGGTTGGTGAAGGTAAAAAAGATTGTGGGGCTTTCATGCTACTGGATGATTGTATGTATGACCCTAAATTTTTAAAGGATACATGTGTTCGACAATGTTTTATGAATGGGAGACACTGGAAGATATTCTTCATGTTGACAATGCAATACGTGATGGATCTCCCACCAGCTCTACGAGCAAATGTTGATTATGTTTTCATTCTTCGTGAAAATATTATCCAGAATAGAGAAAAATTATACAAATCATTTTTTGGAATCTTCCCCAGTTTTGACATGTTTTGTAAGGTGATGGATGCATGCACCGAGAATTATGAATGTTTGGTACTGGATAATACAGTGAAATCAAATAAAATACAAGACTGTGTGTTCTGGTACAAAGCCACTGTTCGGAAAAATTTTAGGGTCGGTAGTCCTCAATTATGGCAAATGCATAAAAAAATGTATAACCCCAAACATGTTAGTCAGACAGACAGGGAGAATGACGCCAAAAAGGCTACGAAAAAAACCAGACTTACGATTACCAAGAAAAAATAGACTGCGTCACTTAACACGTCAAGAAAAAATGGGGATATATTAACATGGCTTCCGATCAAGTACCCACAATGAATCTCTTTGATGACGGTGAAGGTATGGTACCATTACAATTGGATAAACCTTCCACAGCGTTTAAACAACCCGAAAAAAATATGAGTACATATAAAGATACGATGGACTCTACACCTATTAATGACATTATGATGGAACCCCCTTCGATGACCGAGGATCCCAGGGTACAAGGTGTCATGCCTCAAATGGTTGCCGCTCAACCCCAAGCTGCCTTCAGCGCCCCTCCCCAAACTAGAGCGAAAGAATCCGCTCCGGAAAGCAAAAACCCCTTGAATCTTACTGACGATCAACTTACTGCTCTCGTAGTAGCCGCATGCACCGCAATTGCTGTCAGTAAACCCGTTCAAGATAGGCTTGCGACCTCTATCCCCAAGTTCCTTAACGAACAAGGGGGTAGAAGTATGATTGGTTTGGCTACCACAGGTGGTATTGCCGCGATCATTTTTTTCTTAACGAAAAATTATATTATTAAGGCTTAACCTTGTACCATGTTGTTGTAGATCGAATTGTCTACACCACTGAAGTACGTAATTAAAGCACCACCGACGAAAGCACCGGCGAGAACGCCACTCAACTCCAAATGCTTCTTTCTATCACTCTTATGAAAATTCTTGACTGTACCCTTAGAACGCTTCCACATTTCATTCACACCGAATGTGATGATGAGAGCGAGGACGGTAGCCATGGCAAAGAAAGAGCGATCGACTGCGAGACGGGGGAAATCACCGACGATGGCACGAGCGGCGTTGGGAATAACAACAGTCAAGAAAACGAGGTTGAGGTAGTAGTTATCGGAGTGTTTGGGAACTTGTGTCACAGCAAAGAACACAATCCATGAAAGTAAAGCCGCTAAGAGATCATTAACGGGTGTTTGCATTTATCATATGAGGAGATAATTATTTATCCTGAATATACTGACCACAAAATTTGGTCTTATCCGCTAATCTGGTATATACCCCAATCGATTCACATATTCCTCTCAACTCTGTAAATTGTTCCCAAAAGTTTTTGGAGTGATCCCATTCAGGTACTGTACTATGTGTGAGTTCATGGATAAGTACATGCATAATTTCATTCGCATCCCCATCTAGACAAAGGGTTATGTCAGCACCCTTATTAACGTTGTACCCAACAGTTCCGGTCATTTTTTTCAAACCAGTGATGGGAATAGGAGTTACTAATACGGCAAACTTTTTGTTGTTTGTTTTTTTCAAATGTTCCCTGAGAGTACGGTATCGCTCCTTGACCTCTAGGAGTTCCTTGGGTTCACGTGTGTTGAGTAGAATCAATATGTTAATTAAAAATAATACAAGGAAAGATATCATCTATTATATACAAAGATAAATTTACTATACAACTCTGAGATTGGATTCCCCACCAAACCTTCCCAAAGTTGTAATCTAAAACCAAGATCTTCTAAGTGGGTCACCAACAAGTCTTTGTACGCGACTGGTTCAGATTTTGGTCCATCTGCGTAATAAGGTGTATCTATGAGGTTTACAAATAACTTTTCACCAAACCCACCATTTCCATGGTCTTTGAGTTTGAAGAAGTTTCCTGTATCATCCTGAAGTGGTGTTTTGAATATAATCTTCTCCGAATCCGGAATAATACCAATAAGGTATCCACCCGGTTTTATGCGTTTTTTAATCTCATTAATCGAACTGAAGAACTGCTCTCTCGTTTTAAAAATATAATGCAGTGAAAAATTAAAACACATGACATCAAATCTTCGTTTAGGGCAGTTATGAATATCACCATCGTAAAAGTTTACCCTCAAGTGCATGTTTTTTGCACGGGATTTAGCTTCTATGAGAGCAGTTGGTTCGGGATCACACATGTTTATATTTACACCACACTTGTGCCATTTCTGTAAATCACCACCAAAACCACAACCCACATCCAAAATATGTTGCCCCGTTTGGCATATACTCTGTATGAGTTCACGTTTTGCCTCATTATGATTCTTACGAATCTCTTCCATTCTCAGTTTATAGATGTATTCTTTAATCTTATATCTATTACTTAGGGCTTAAAGTTTAAAGTTGTATGAAATGTATAATGTCTCTCGAAACTGACTATACCACCGTTCCCGGGCAAGTCTTTGCGTGTATCTCTATTATTGGACCCGAGTGTCCTCAGAAAAGCGATAAATTCGGTATTAAGCTCCGTGGCGCTTTCGGTACCCGCGACGAAGCTGCCAATCACGCCAAGCGTCTTCAGAAGGAAGATCCCACCTTTGATATCTATGTTGTGGAGCAATACAAGTGGCTGTTGATCCCCCCTGACTCGAGTAAGATTGAGGACGTGCACTACACGAATGAGAAGCTCGAAGAAATCATGACTGGTTACAAGGATAATCAATCACAGGCTACTCGCATGTTTAACGAACGTAAGCAAGGTATGATGGAGGATAAGGTTCGTTATACACCCGGTGATGAGAACTCACAGTTTTACACTAAACCTGATGAGGCTCCAATTCCTCACCCCGCTGAGATTCTCGAGCGTCTCAAGAAGGAGAAGCCTGATACACCCATGGAGGATCTTGTTTCAGAAGCCGATTCGATTGTTGCTAAGGAGATTGAGGCTCGTAAGGCGAAACGTTTGGAGGAAGATGCGAAGTCGGTCGCTGACTCTACCATCGGTAAAATCGAAGAGAGTCCAGAAGATGGTGAACCAGAGGTTTCTTCTGAGTAAATAATTTTCATACCTAATAATAACATGATAACTACATTCGTGACTGTCGTTATTGTCAGTACGTTCTTTATTTTGTTTTTTGCAAGCTATGATACAAAAAGCAAAAATGAAAAGAAAAAAACCAAAAAAGAGCCTGAAGCGAGTACTACAGCTGGGTTTATCAAGGATACATATAGGGATCCTTACATCAATCATTTTATTCCTCCAAAAGTTGGAAATATAGGGACATTTGTGGCACACTCAAGTGTACCTGAGAATAACTGGTTGCATGGTTTTCCCCATAAAAAAGCCAAGTAAAAATACTGCAAATGCAATGATCCACGTTGACTTGTCAACATTTCTAAATAAATCGAAAGATTCTCGGTCTTGAGACTGATAAGGTGTCTGTGGGTAATTACTCATTTCAGACGGATGAAAGTAATACTCCTCTTCGTGAGGTTTATCATTAATTTCCTCCTTCTCTTCGGGTACATTTTCAAGAATGGGGTTATATTCAATGGGGTTACCAATGTCGGTTTCCATTTTTTAATATAGAACGGTTTTTTTTTAAGCGTCTTCTTCCTCACTTTCACTTTCATCGTCTACTACAAAATCCTTCAAATTACCATTTTCATCTGCATCCTCACCTTCATCACCATCATCTTCACTCTCGTCATATAATTCATCGTCTGTGTCAATATCAGAATCTATGTCATTATCCGTGTCGTGTTCCTCGGCACAATAATCATCTTCTAGTACTTCTTCTGTGGGTTGAAACAAGACAGGTTTCTTTATATTCCTTCCTGAGCGAGTAACTAAAACAACCATTTGAGTATTAAAGTCAATTATTGTTTAAGTAGTTTTATAAGACTATTGTCTATTAATACATGCGTTCTCGCATTACTTTTCTTCCCCTTACACAACGGGCATTGCTGTGTTATCTTATTACCTTTGATAACATAAGACATTACAGTATCGGGGTGTTCCCCCTTGATAGATTCACAATAAGATGATGTTGTTAATGCCACTTGATTTGTTTTATTTCTCTTAATGTTTACGACATTTGTATCTGATTGACCTGGTATGAATTTCTGAATAAATGATTGTAGTAATGGCTTTATTTCACACTGTTTAAGTTTCGGTTTGTCAACGAATTTTTTAATTTCCGGACACTTCTGAAGGTCTTCCTTTTTAGGATAGAGGCGTTCGATTATATTCGGTGGGAGTTCGTGTCTACGCCCACAAAAATCTTTACAGAATCCGTCTCTCCTCTCCCGTATGGTCTCACATCGACAAAAACACTTCTGTAGAATTAACTTACCACTGATGATAAACCATACATGATTTGAGCCATGTTCTCTTCGTAGATTCTCACAGTAATTTGAACTCGTAGCAACTAAAAATGTAGTCTTATTTTGAAAAATTTTATTAATGAAAGCGTTCGATTGTCCTTCCATGTTTTTGCGAACAAATGTTTCTATATGGGATTTCAGTTCTTCATCTTGTAGTTCATCCTTCGTTTCTTCATTTGTAAATGAACCCTCTCTCACAGGCATAGATGGTGGTTGAATAAATACATTTTGAGGAGCATCTGTTCGAACTGCAGACATCTTTAGAATCTCAACACTCGGACTGGAGTCTACACGTATGATAGTACTCAATGGTTCGGGTGTATACATGAAAACGGGGAGGTATGCCAATTGATTTACTTTACCATTTTCACACCCCGTGCACCCCCTACCACTACACGCGTCGTGTTTAGCTTTCTTGTACGACCAAGGCATCCTAAAACCACTCCCCTTGGTTTTCCGATGCATGTCACCGTAAACAGAGGCATCTATAATCTCATTCCAATCAACGGAACTCTTAGCTTTCGAAAGTGCTATAAGAACGTGTTCTCTCAAAGCGATCGCCGATACTTGATCTACAACATAATTAGGCCAATTTAGATGTACCCCAGTCTTTATCAAATTCCCAGCTTTCTTTGGTGGTGACACAGAAATGAGACAATTTTTACCACCATGACGCTTGACCTTGTCACATATGATCTTACACACAGATTTGATTTCCTCAATCGAGAGAGCCGTTTCATCCTTGTAGTCGATATCTATGAAAAAGTTATACGTAGGCGTTTTCTGTTCCACGACAAACAGTTTTTCACCCACCTTAATAGCTTCTATATATTTGTCATAGAAGTCATTCAATTTATCAAATGGCACGGAAAGGACGCCGCCGTCCATGAGCACATGTGATAGATTGGTTGCACCATTGATTTTTTGTGAAACACACCAATTTTTAAACATATTTATTTATGGGTCATCTTCTCTAAACCATTTCATACATGAAACATCCTGGAAGATCTTACTCTCAGATAATTCTTTTTTTATAACTAGAAGCTCATAAACAGTCTTCTCTTTATTTTCTTCTTTCCATTTCTCAATTTCTTCTTCACACATTCCACGGTTCTTGTCTAGTAGTTGCTCGATCTGCATTAAGATGAAAGCCTTGGACTTCATTATTTAATAGAGAAGGTTTTTCTATTCAAAGAACTTATACACGCGTAGAATTCTGGATTCTTGATTATATTGTCAACAATCATTTTCCATCGTCTTCGTCCATTGTATTCCTCGAGTGTATCAAAGCTCATAAAGTCGTTTTCGTCGTATGTTTTTTTATATGGTTGGTGTAATGCCTTTTTCACAGATGTTTTCTGTTTTTCTTCATAAAACTTCCGTGTAAATTCTTGTTGTTGAGACTTTGTGTAATTGACGAAGAATATAAAGACATTATATTCCAAATCAACAGTTGGACTTTCTTTATGTATAAACTTAAAATCAGTATACTGACCGCTTTTTAATGATATAACCCCCCGTGTTTCCTCCTCCAATTCCCGTAAAGCACAACGAATAGGGTTATAAATTTCCCTTCGCCTGCACCC